GAGCGTTTGCACTGGCGTCCCAAGATTTGGGGTGTTGTAGGTATCTGTCCACTCGACCATCATGCGACCGTCGCTGAGTTTCTGCTGAGTCTGCGGAACCCCGCGGGCGAGAATGAACTCGTCGAGCGGCCGGCCCACCCAGCGGGTTGCCACGTCGGGCGAGGCTGGCCCGGTAGTGCAGCCAGTTATCCCAAGAGCTATTATCGCAAATGCTTGCCGAGAAAGCGGGGCCACCATCGCCGTGCAGCCTAGCGCCTTGGCGAGTGCGTGCCGTAGGTGTTGCTGTACGGATTGTAGTTCCCGCGCGTCCCGTAGTTGTCATACTGGGTGCTATTGGGATTGGTTTGCTGGTGCGGCTGAACATAAGTCCCGTTATCGCGGGTGTAACCATCGACAGCGTGGCTATTGGGATTCGAGCCGGTGCCGTACGGTGAAGTGTTATATGGCCTGTCGTACTGAGCCAGCGCAGCCGTGACGCTCGCAGCCAATAAAGCCATCGCAAGAACGGTTCTCATCGTCGCCTCCATGCCGCCCTGGGCGGTTGAGGGATTGAAGCACACAACCAATGAGCAGGCCGCGTTTATGGCACAGGTTTTACACACGCTTTGCTAACAGCAAAGTTTTCAGTTGACATAGAACTTTGCTAGTGGCAAAGTCTCTCCACACCGGAGAGAGTCCATGCCAGCCCCTCTTGCCCCTACGTTGCCCGCTGGTGCGCCGTCCGGCGCCTTCCATTTCCACTACGTCACCTTTCAGAAGAACCCCACGACGCGCGAGTGGCGCGGCGCGTGCCATTGCGGCTGGTCCATGACCGGCACGCAAGAGGACGTGCAGACCCGCGCCGCGACTCATGACCTCGACGAGGTGGTGTGATGGACCTCCGCACCAAATTTATCGACTTCGACGCCCGCCGCGATCCAAAGACGGACTTCTATTGCGTGCGCTGCCAGAAGGACATGGATCGCTCGCAGCCTTGCCGCGCCGTCCACATGATTGACGGCGGGTATTACGCTCTTCATCCCGCCGATGAAGCCAAGTACGTGCCCGACGGCGGGGAAATGGGCTGCTGGCCGATTGGCGACGACTGCGCAAAAAAGCTGGGCCTGGAATGGACCCATGAAAAGGCTCCCTGGCCTCAGAGGGCAGTGTCATGAGTCGCCCCGACGGCGTTCCGGCCGAAGCCGAAATCCTGAGCCTTATGAATTTCCTCCGCACCGAAACGGTCCCGTCGGTCGTAGCGCCCGGCGCCTATCAGCGGCGTTTCGTCGTGCTGTGCCCGGTCTGCAAGGAAGACGCCGGCCCATTGGCCTTGGATAGCAAGGTCACGCACTGCGGCGTGGCGATCTATCAGGACTGCGCCAACCTCTACATCTGGCGCGAAACGGTGCCGGCATGATCCAGATCGCAATCCTCCTCCTGATCTTCGTCGCCGCCCTGGTCGCGGGAACCGTGCTGTTCCACGTCGCCAGCATCGGCATGACCAGCAACATCGAAAGGGACGACCGGTGACCGATCCGTTGTCTCGCTTTCAGATCGTGGTGATGCGGTGGCTTGCGCAACGCGGAGCCGGTCACGGTCCTATCAGCTTGGAGGCCAAGTACCGCGAGCCGACGCTTTCTCTCGCGCGGCGGGGCATCATCGAGATTTGGTATCGCCAGCAACCGGGCGAACATCCCTCGCTGCGTGGGCCTTATTACCGCCTGACCATCGTTGGCGCGCAGATCGCACAGAAATTCTTAGAACGAAAACACCCCGCGCCTCGGGGGTTCTCAGGGGCGGAGCAACTGACGTGAACAATCATCCTAACCGTAGCAAGAAGGCCGCAGAGCGCGCGGTCCTGGTAACGACCTCGCACCGCGGCGTGTTCTTCGGCTACGCGAGCGAGACTGACGGCGCGACAATCAAGCTTCGCGCAGCGCGCAATTGCATCTACTGGCCGGCTGAAAATAAAGGCTTCATGGGCCTTGCCAATATGGGGCCGGTGAAAGGCGCGCGCGTTGGCCCGGCGGCAGACATCGAACTTCGCGACATTACATCGGTCGCGGAAGTCACTACCGCTGCCGTGCAGGCGTGGGAGTCCGCGCCGTGGAAGTAATCTCGCAAGCAAAACTTGTCCGGGGCGAAGTCCCGGACGCATTTAAAACCGGCGACGGCGACGGCGACGGCTACGGCTCCGGCTCCGGCTCCGGCTCCGGCGACGGCGACGGCTACGGCTCCGGCTCCGGCTCCGGCTCCGGCTCCGGCTCCGGCGACGGCGACGGCGACGGCTACGGCTCCGGCTCCGGCTCCGGCTCCGGCTACGGCTCCGGCTACGGCTCCGGCTCCGGCTCCGGCTACGGCTACGGCGACGGCTACGGCGACGGCTACGGCGACGGCGACGGCGACGGCGACGGCTACGGCGACGAAGAATATTGGCTGTCTTGCATCAAATATTTTGCGGCGAAATGGCCGCAAAATTTGCAAGACAGGCTTCAAGAGCTTTCCGCCGCCAAGGTCACCATCGCGTTCTGGCGTTCCGACGAAAAGGGTCAGCCAGCGAACAGCGGTGGACGTATCACGCCGGCCGCGCCGGGCGTCATCCATACATCGCCCGGACCGCTCAATGTTTGTTCAAACGGAACGCTTCACGCCACTGTCGTTCCTCCGAAATGGAAAGGCCCGCGCTGGTGGGTTGTCGCCATGCATGGCGAAGTCGCATGGGACGATGACAAGTGCGGCTCGCTGAAACGAGAAATCATCGGAGAATGCGAATGAACCTCGTCCCGCTCTCAAGGCCCCGCGTTGTCATCGCCCCGGCGCGCAAGCGGCTCGACGCCGCTCTGATGCAGCGCATCACCGACGCTGGGCTGTCGGTCGAGGTGGTCGACGAGGGGCGTTACCGAGTGGCTGGCCGCTTCGAGTTCTGGCCGGCGACCGGCTGGTGGAAGGAAACCGACGGCAAGCGTTGCGGCTACGAGGCCCGGCGCCTGATCCAGGCGGCAAGGTGATGACCTTCTGGGCCAACCACAAGAGCATCAGCGCTGTCGTCTCGGTCCCGATCCACGACGAGATCAGCCAGTCCGCCCACGCCGCGGGCCTGACCCGCGCCAAATGGACCGAACAGGCGCTGACCGAAAAGCTGGAACGCGAGAAGCAAAAGGAGCCGGCATGAACAAGGCCGCACACGAATTGCAGACCGTCGCCGAGAGCGCGCCGCTGGCGCCGGCCAGCGAGGCCTTGTCGCTGCTCGGCGTGATCGAGCGAGCGGCCCGCGACCCGTCGGTTGATGTCGGCAAGATGCGCGAACTGATGGCGATGCGGAAGGAAATCGTCGCCGAGCAAACACGGGCCGCTTTCGACGAGGCGATGACGCTGGCGCAGGGCGAAATGCGCCCGATCGCGGCGGACGCCAGCAACCCGCAAACGCGCAGTAAATACGCCTCCTACCTCGCGCTCGACCGCGCGATGCGCCCGATCTACACGCGCCAGGGCTTCTCGCTGGGTTTCAACACCGCGGAAGGTGCGCCAGAGAACTATGTCCGCGTCGTGTGCGACGTCTCCCGTTCCGGCCATACGCGGCGCTATCAGGTTGACATGCCCGCCGACGGCAAGGGTGCCAAGGGCGGCGACGTGATGACCAAGACCCATGCGGTCGGGTCCGCCATGACCTATGGGCAGCGCTATTTACTCAAGCTGATCTTCAATATTGCCGTCGGCGAGGATGACGATGGCAACGCCGCGACGGGCACGGACCCGATCAACGAGGAGCAGCTTGCCCAGGTGCAGTCGCTGATCGTCGAGACAGGCACGGATATCCCGCGCTTCTGCAAGCACTTCAAGATCGAGAAGGTGGCCGATCTGCCGCTCGCTCGTTTCGGTGAAGCCACCGCCCTCTTGCAATCGAAGCGCCAATGACCGTCCAGATTTTCAATTGCGAGCAAGGATCGCCCGAATGGGCAACCGCCCGGCTCGGCATCCCCACCGCTTCCGAGTTCGCCACCGTCATGGCCAAGGGCGAGGGAAAGACGCGTCGTACCTACATGCACAAGCTCGCGGGCGAAATCCTCACCGGCGAGCCGATGGAGAATTACACGAACGCGAACATGGAGCGCGGCAAGATCATGGAGGACGAGGCCCGCTCCGCGTACGAGGTACTGGCCAACGTCGATTGCGAGCGGGTCGGCTTCATCCGCAACGGCGACAAGGGATGCTCTCCCGACTCACTGTTAGGCGCGACCCGCGGCTTGGAGATCAAGACGGCGCTGCCGCATATCCAGATCGAACGCTTGGTTCGAAACGATCTTCCGCCCGAGCACAAGGCCCAGGTGCAGGGCAGCCTTTGGGTGAGCGAGCGCGACGAGTGGGATTTCGTCAGCTACTGGCCGAAGCTTCCGATGCTGCAAATCCGCGTCCAGCGCGACGAGGAATACATCAAGCAAATTGCCGAAGCCGTGGACGCGTTCAACGCCGAACTGCACGCGCTGGTCGAGAAGATCAGGCGCTACGGTCAAGAGCCGGCGGCGGTCGCGCGGCGCCCGCAGTTCGTGCCCGATCATTTGATGGCGGGGTGAGATGGCCTACGCCGTGGAAATTGAGACAACGACCACCATGACCATGAGCCTCGACGTGGAGATGGCTGCAAAATGGTTTTGCGCGCTCGACGACGAGAAGCAGGCTGACTTTTTCATTGCGTGCGCCCGCGAAGCCAAGTCGTGGCAGGGGCGCGCTGGATACCAGTGGTACCTCGTTGGGGCGCACCTTCGAAACTGCGAATGCTCAACCGACGACGCCCGTGAAATGGTACGCGATCTGCACGGCGGCATGGTGTCGGCATGACCGCGCCCGTCATCTTCACCTGGGACGGCGATGTCATGGTGCCGCTGCTGCGGTTTAAGCGGCTATGCGACAAGGAATTCACCGTTCACGAACAATATCCGCTCGTCGTCCAGGAAGAACGTTCGCGCGTCTCGCACGCGCATTACTTCGCGAGCGTCAATGAGGCGTGGGCGAACCTGCCGGAAGCTGTTGCCGAGCAATTTCCCACCTCCGAACACCTGCGCAAATACGCGCTAATCAAGGCCGGTTATGCCGACGAGCGCAGCATCGTGTGCTCGACCAAGGCAGAAGCCCAGCGCGTCGCCGCTTTCATCAAGCCGATGGACGCCTACGCCGTGGTCGTCGTCAAGGAAGCCGTCGTCAAGGTTTTCACCGCCAAGAGCCAGAGCGTCAAGTCGATGGGTCGTGACGAATTTCAAGACAGCAAGCAGAAGGTGCTGAACATCCTCGCTGATCTTGTCGGTGTCCGCATAGAGGCCCTTCAGGCCAATTCGGGGACGGCAGCATGAGCCGCAGCAATGTCAAAGATATGACTGGTCAACGATTTGGTCGCCTTGTCGTCATCAGCCGCGCCGCGAACGTCGGGGACTGCGCAGCCTGGAACTGCCGCTGCGATTGCGGGTCTGTAACTGTGGCTCGCGGCCACACGATGCGAGATGGGCGCACCAAGAGTTGCGGCTGTTTGGCTAAACAGATGGCGGCGAAGAAGTTTGTGCGTCACGGCGCGACGATCGGCGGCAAGTTCACTAGCGAATACACCAGTTACGTAAAAATGAAGGAACGCTGCCTAAATCCGAACCACAGCCATTACAAAAATTATGGCGGACGCGGGATAGCCATATGCGACCGATGGCTCGTGTCCTTTGAGACGTTCCTTGCGGACATGGGCCGCAAGCCCACGCCGAAGCACACCATTGACCGCATAGACAACGAGGCCGGCTATTCACCGTCAAATTGCCGATGGGCAACTAGGGCCGAGCAGAACAGAAACACGCGCCGCCGCTCGGGAGCCTCGGCATGATCAAACGCCCGCGCGTCCACGATGAGAAGCACCTAGCATTCCTTCGCGGCCTGCCATGCCTCGTGACCAAAACCAACATTGGCGTTGAGGCGGCACATATCCGCTTCCCTGACCTGCGCGCCGGCAAGCGCAGCACAGGCATTGGCGAGAAGCCGGACGACCGCTGGGCTGTCCCGCTCTCGAACGAACAGCACCGCTTACAGCACTCCATGGGCGAGCGGGATTTCTGGAACGCTACCGGTATTGACCCGATCTTTTGCGCGCTCGCGCTTTACGGCGTCAGCGGAGATCACGAGGCCGGCGAGTTGATTGTCATGGCGGCGCGCGAGCAAACGAACAATGGGTAGCAACATGAATCACAAGGCAAAGGTCGAGACCGCGAAGTTGGCAATCGCCGTCGTGTCCTCGGACCAATCGGTAACGGCTGAGCAGCGTCGCGCCAGCCTGATCGAAATCCGCGACAGCATCCAGCCGCACCTCGACTACATCCGAACGTCCTACGCGCTCGGAGATTAGCTGCCACGCGGTAATGACAGAGAAGCGGCGAAAACAAGGGAATGAGGGCAATGGCAAAGATCAACGTTAGGCAACCTGACGACGCTAAACAGCAAGTCCCAACGGAGGTTCTTGCAACAAGCATCGTCTCTATCGCCGACGGCATAAAGAAACTGCGCAGCGGTCGGCTGACTGACAAGGCGCTTTTTCTGTTGATCCAGCACGCGGCTCCAAGCGTCGGAGGGCGCGGCGGGTACTCGCCCATCAGCATCAAGGACATCAAGGCAGTTTTCGAGGGCATCGAAAATCTGGAATCTGCTTTCATCAAGAAAGCGGTAAAGATTTCTCGGTGACGACAGATGAGCAGCGGATTTTCACCAACGGAGGCGGAAAATGGAAGGACCGCACGGGAGCGGCAATCCCGAGCCACCCGAGACAATTGCGTGGCTCAAAGGCTTCGCCTGGGGATTTGGCGTCCTAGCAGCGGTCGAGCTCGGGTTCTGGCTCGCCGGAAAATTCACTGTCGCACTCTGACGATAACGCCCGAACAGCGCAGCAGAGGAAGGGATTGAGAGCGATGTTTGCAACTGGATATTTTGGGGTGCCGGGTAGCTCTCGCGGCAACTTCACCGTCCATGCAATCACGGATGGCGGAAAGCCGATATGCGGCTGGCATCCTCGCAAGAACATGGAATTTCAGTGGTGCGCGCACGGCATTCGCTGGCCGTTTCTGGAATGTGATGGCTGCAAGGAGCGCGCCCGCACAATATTCAAATCCGCAGGCATTGAGCGATAACCGCCAGCAAATCGCAGATAGGCAAAGAATATGAACGCCAGAGGCATTAAATCGGTCCAGGCCCAGGACGAGGATCATTTCGGATTACAAATGTCCAGCGGCGCTGCTCACGCGCTCTACAGCATCGCATCTCGCCTTGGCAAAATCGAAGCGATCGCGATGGTCCGCTGGAAAACCGGCATGGGCCTCGTCGAGAGCAAAAACTGGCTTGAGCAGTTCATGAGAGATTTCAAAAAACTACAACCATCGCGACCGCCAGCAAAGCAACTTTAGGCACAGACTATGACCGACAAACTTGATCGAGAAATGCAAGCGGCTTTAGAAGCTGACGGCGAGAAGTTACGCCAGCTTACCGGCGAAGATCATGGGCCCTGGCCCACCACCCCCACAGTCTCCCCCGATGAGCGGGTGCGGGCGATTGCGCGAATAATCGACCCTGTGACGTTTGCAAAATACGACAAAGAAGCCGCCTCAGGTCGCCTAGCGGCCAACGGCCGTCTTTGGGCTGATGTAGCTTATGGAACAGATTGCGATATCGCAATTCAGCAAGCCCGCGCCATCACCGCTCTTTCCGCAAGCCCTGCGGTGAAGGGAGTCCAAAACAATATCAGCAAAGATTTGATCCGCGACACGCTGAATAAAGCTTACCGTGACTTTATGGCTACCGGCGTGGGCCGGGAGGCGGACGAAAAATGGGACGACATGGCGGAAGCTGTATGGCGCCTTGTCGAATGGTATATCGAGGAAACAGAAAATAGAATTATCGACGCGGAATTTCGCGCAACCGATCTTGAAAACAAACTCGCTGCCTCCCCTGCGGTGGATGGGGAAGCGGTGGCGCTGCGCGCCGAGGTTGATCTTTGGAGAACCCGCGCCGCAGCCGCCGTCTCGCTATTGCCAGAAGATATGCGGTTAGGACAGTTGCAAGCAGCGGTGGAAGACATCGCCCGACTTTCCTCAGACAATCGAGCGGACTTGCATCGCCCTCAATCTGATCAGCGCAGCGTAGTTAGCGGCGCGGAGGAGGGTGCCGGCAAATACGACGATCC